CGTAGTGGATTGACCACCACTTGACCTTTTTGTTTTAGCCTAGTAAGCTACTCAAATTCCAAAGTGAACAACTAACACTCAAAAGCCCTTAATGAAAAGAGCCGGAGCTACCACCGGTCGGCGTAATGCCAAGGTAGTAAAACCAAAAGTTTTAGTTACTCGGAATGTGACATACCGTAAGTCATACATTGATCCATCTGAATCCTCAAAAAGGAAACAGATCAATGGATTCGCACTTTGCCTCTCGGCTTGGTACGAGAAACAATTTAATCAGGTTGTATTGCCTGAACGGATTGTAGAGTACTGGGGAAAACGGGGTATCATGAGAAATCTCATGACATTCCAAGCTCCTCAGCTTGTTAAATGGTTTAAATTCCAACTATGTTCGAATTTTTCCCATGTAACAAACCAGGAAATGCCTGAGGTTAGTTTTGAATTTCTAGAAATACAGAACCTATTCCCATCAGCCTTCAGAGACTATATCGTGAAACTTTCGTTTCGTCGAACTCGTCTCTTACGCAGCTTTTGGGACCTCATGCATTGTAAAGCATTGGCTACGACTGTTCCCAAGGATATGATCCTTGAAAGCTATCAAAAACATCATGACACGATGGAGAGATCATCTCAACCCATGTCGATTGAAGTTAAGGAACGCTTGCGGAACCTTTGTCGCGAATGGAGTAGTGTTGTCAAGGAAAAATATAGAGATCACTCGAAAATTCCAACACAACATGCTTGTTTCGATAAGAAGAGGTCCGAGGGAGGAATAAAAGCCTCTCTCGAGGGTAACTTATGCCATTCTGGCATTCGTATCTTACCTCAAAGATCAAAAAGAATTGATCCAATTGTCATACATCTAGAAGGACTTCCAAAAGTTGGAAAATCCTATAATGTCGACGCTTTGTGTAAACAAATATGTCAAATCTTTAATTTTCCAACTAAAGATTTGAGTCCTTATGTTTATACCCGTTCGGGTACTACAAAACATTGGGATGGATATAAGGGACAGTTCATAACTGTCATTGATGATTTCGGTTATTTAACACCGAATGCCTCAGGAGCGGAGAATCCGCGGACTGAAGTAATCACCTTATGTTCCAACGTTGACTATATTTTGCCTATGGCAAATCTAGCTGACAAAGGGAGAAAATTCACATCTGAATTTCTTATCTTGACAAGTAATCATGGCACATCTTCCGCCATGACTACTGATCTGATGTGTGCAGACGCATACTACCGGCGACTTTCGCCAACTTGGACATTAAACCCTAATGGTTATTTTACTTATAAACAGTTTTATTTACCATATGAAGGGAAAACATCCTCGTTGTCTGGAGTTTGGTGTACTGGACAAAATAACTACGTACTTCGTGACATTGTAAACAATGCCATGAAGCGGTGGGATATGGCGTCCAAGAACACACAGCCATGGTTTCAAACTATCACTAGTGGGAATCCTGGTTTGTCATTAAGTTTCCCTGCTGAACCCCCTAAAGGGCTAAGCCGGGCAACTACATATGCCATTCCAGAACCACTAAAAGTTCGTATGATTACCAAACCTGATGCTCAAACTTATGCATTAAAACCCCTTCAACTAGCCATGTTTGAAGCTTTGAAATCTTTTCCCTGCTTCAAGCCATGTTGGGAACCTCTTGATTCCCTACCTCTCTTGGAAGAACTCTTGTCACCTGACAAGTTTCTCTTAAGTGGAGATTATACATCAGCAACAGATGATTTATCATTTGAAGCTTCACAAACGTGTTTAGATGTATTAGTTGAAGAGTTTAAGGGTCATCCTTTCCTTCCAGGATACATATCTTGGGAAGGAGGGACTCACCTTATCGATTATCCGGGATGGACGGGTCTTGAACCAGTTATCCAGGCTAATGGACAATTAATGGGTTCACTTCTTAGTTTCCCATTACTATGCATAATTAATGCTTTCACCCTTTCGGAGGCAACGGGGAAATCTCTAAAAGAGATACCCGGTTACATCCATGGTGATGACATAGCTGCAGTTCTTAGTCTTGAAGAATACCAGAAATGGAAAGCTTCTGCTAAGTCCGTTGGCTTGAGCCTAAGTGTTGGAAAGAACTACTTATCAAAAGAATTTGTTTCAATTGATTCGCAGCTCTTCTACCATGATTCAGGTAAGTTAACCAAATTACAAACTGGTAAGTTTAAACTGGCTTGTGATGCTGGCGATTTCCAATGTTTCCGTAAGGCATTAGCCCAAAGATTCAGAAAATCCCAGCTTGTTCGATTCAATAAAGCCTCACTGACCCGTACCCCTCAATCGCTTGATATAGCAGTTGAGTATGGTGGATTAGGTGATGAAAATGTTAAAGAGTTTTCGTTCTTAGATAAAGCAATTTACTATTATCTGAAATCTCGATCTAATAAGGTGAAGAACCCTTTAGATAACATCTTTATTGTACCCAAACAGGTTGCAAATCGACTAGGATTGATCAAAGTTGATCTCCCACTAGAAGATGAGCACATTGCGGACGATGATGTTTTAAGAGATATGAAGTCTTGGTTATACAAGCTTCGAAAAGATCAAAAATTAATTGATAAAATCGAAAGATTGAATCCATTAGTTCAAGGTCCTCTTATGTTCAAGAAGGCAGTCATTCGTTGTGACGACTATAGCCATAATGAACTACAACAACTCGCTGATGCTATGTCAATGTCGAATCATCATACTAATCTTTTGAAGAAAAGTATTCCTGAAATCAACAGATATGACATACCACATCCGATGCCTTTACAAGTTCCAAGTCCTCTTTCGAGGTTGGAAACTCCTATCAAGCTTGTTAGAAATAGTCTAAATCCCATAAAGAGATTATTACCTAAATTCAAGCAAACTGATGACCTCACTGAGGTGTACAGACTCTACAAACGTGGCTACACTATTGCAATGTAGTTTTAACAGTTTCCACTGTAATCGGA